CATCTGCATTACAAGCAGAAACAATTACATTAGCAACCCTTAAAACTACTGTTGCAAACTCTGCTGACTTTGCTGCATTCAAACTAGCAATCGCTGCATTATGATTTTATTCTCTTTTATTATTTCTTTATTTGCCAATCACTTACCAGTGATGTATGTGCAAGTGCCTCAGTGGGCAGATGATTGGGCAGTGTGTGCAGTAGATGTGCCTGACGCTAAGTGTCATTGGTATGTCATGTCACCTGACAATACATTCGGTGAAGGATTTGATTGGGAAGAAGCACCATGGTTCGATGCTAACGGACTAAATGATATAGCACCCATGCAAGTAAAAACAGTCGTGCAAAAATTACAGGAAAAGTAATGGCAATTCCAACCTCTAAATCAGAATTAAAAGAATACGCTCTTCGTAGATTGGGTAAACCTGTCTTAGAGGTAAACGTATCTGATGACCAGTGCGATGATGCTATTGATTATACTTTACAAAAGTTTCAACAGTATCATTACGATGGTGCTGAGAGGTGCTATCTAAAACATAAGATTACACAAGATGTGCTTGACCGTGCTGATACAAATACTAGCACTACATCTGACGCAGGCAATGATATATGGCTAGAGTCAAATAAATTTATTGAAGTGCCAGAGCATATACTTGCTATCGAAGGTATATTCTCATTTACAGATAAAGGGACATCTAATATATTTGATATTAGATATCAGATGAGATTGAATGACTTGTATGATTTTACATCTACACAGTTTTATCATTACTATATGATTAAACAACATTTAGAAACTATCGATTTTCTATTGGAGGGACAGAAACCAGTTAGATATTCTCAGGTACAAGATAGATTATATCTAGATTTTGATTGGTCAACTGATGCATTGTTAGACACATTCATTGTAATTAAAGCATGGAGGGCACTTGACCCTACAACGTGGACTGAAATATACAATCAGATGTGGGTTAAGGATTACACTACTGCTAAGATTAAAAAGCAATGGGGACAAAACTTAACTAAATTTACTGGTGTGCAAATGCCAGGGGGTGTCACATTGAATGGTGAAATGATTTACAACGATGCAGTTGATGAATTAAAACGACTTGATGAAGAGCTTAGAATGGTTTGGGAAACACCACCACTAGATATGATAGGATAATGGCTACTAATTCTTTTTTCACACAAGGCACAACAGGGGAGCAGGATTTAGTCGGTAGTTTAGTTACCGAGCAAATCAAGATGTTTGGTAAAGATGTCTATTATATACCTCGCACTTTAGTTGATAGAGACTCAGTGTTTGAAGAGGATAGTTTATCAGCATTTAATGGTGCATATTTAATAGAAGCATACATTGAAGATGCTACAGGATTTCGTGGCGATGGAGATATGTTTAGTAAATTTGGTGTAAGAATATCAGACCAAGTTACGTTTATAATTTCAAGAGAAAGATTTACAGCAGCAGTAGATGATAATGCACAATTAATTGTAGAAGGTCGTCCTAATGAGGGTGACCTTATTCATTTGCCTATGGCAAATAAAACATTTGAGATACAATTTGTAGAGCACGAAGTCCCATTCTACCAATTAGGTAAAGTGCATGTATGGGGTTTACGTTGTGAGTTGTTTGAATACAGCGACGAAGACTTCAACACTGGTGTCGCAGAGATTGATGCAGTTGAAGTTAACTTTGCTAACGCAGTTACTATTAACGTTGCAGATGGTGGCACAGGAGACTTTGTTGCAGGAGAGATTGTAACAGGTGGTAGCTCTAATGTAACATCTGAAGTTAAGACATGGAATTCTGCTACACGTCAGTTAGTAGTATATAACAGGTCAGGTATGTATGCTATACCTGAGACCTTAACAGGCAATACATCTGGTGCAGCATGGACTTCTGCTACATATAATACACTAAATAATATGAATAGTGATACAGACCAAAACTTCACCTTAGAAACACAGGCTGACGCTATTATAGATTTCACTGAGAGTAATCCTTTTGGTGACTTTGGAAACTCTGGAGGTACCTTATAATGTTAGGGACATATTCTTATCATGAAATAATTAAAAAGACTGTTATTGGTTTCGGTACACTTTTTAATAACATTGAAATCCGACGCACTAAAGGTAGTAAAACAGAGGTGATGAAAGTGCCTCTTGCTTATGGTCCTAGACAAAAGTTTCTTACTCGCTTAGCTGCAGTAGGAGATTTAACTACTAAAGACCAAGTGCAGATTACTTTACCTAGATTATCTTTTGAGATACAAGGTATTAGTTATGATGCAACAAGAAAACTTTCACCTACACAATACATCCGTAATACTAAAGGTACGGGAGACAATGTAAAAAGTTATATGCCAATACCATATAACATTAATTTTGAGTTGTCTATTATGGCAAAGAATCAAGATGATTCTCTACAAATACTAGAGCAGATTCTTCCATTCTTTCAACCTTCATTTACTATCACAATGAATCTGATTCCAGATTTAGGTGAGAAGAGAGACTATCCTGTCACTCTAACTGCCATTGATTATGAAGATGTTTATGAAGGAGACTACGACACACGTCGTACTTTAGTTTATAATTTGTCATTTATAGCTAAGACATTTCTATACGGTCCTGTGCAAGACGCAGACTCAGAGATTATCAAGAAGGCTATTGTTGATTATAATACAAAAGATAAAACCATGCCTACAAGGGAGGTTAGATATCAGGTTACACCAGACCCATTAACTGCTGACCCTGATGATAACTTTGGTTTTAACGAAATATTCAGTGAGTTCCAAGATGCCAAGTCGAGAAACCCAGTCACAGGAGCCGACGAGTAAGTTTGATGGTATCGAGGATGCCCTCGATATACAGTCAGACATCGTCCCTGTGGAAAAACCAGAAGTAGTAACACCAGTTGATACTGCATCCACAAAAGAGCAATTAAAGAAAGACTATGAGTATACTCGTGGTCATCTATACTCATTGGTTGAAAAGGGTCAGGAAGCAGTTGATGGTATACTTGAGTTGGCACAAGAGTCAGACCAACCTCGTGCGTTTGAGGTTGCAGGGCAGTTAATTAAACATGTCGGAGACGTTGCTGACAAACTTGTAGACCTACAGAAGAAGGTCAACGAGATTGAAAATCCTAAGAAAGACAAGCAAGTTAATACTACAAACAATACAATGTTTGTTGGCAGCACTGCTGACCTTGCTAAATTCTTAAAAAAACAACGCGATAAATAGTCTAGTAAGGAGAATCCAAATACAATGTCAGTATTAAACGTCATTGACACACAAACAATTACAGGGTCTGGCTCAGGTTATATCACTGTAAAATCTGGCGTGATTCGTGCATATGCAGCAAGTGCTTCAACTATTCAGATTGATGCAGGACCTGCTATAACTCTTGCTGCAGGAGAAGCAATTCTTTTGTCTGTAGGTAAATCAAAGAATGCTCAAATTAAAGCAGCAACAGATGCAGCCGCTATGGTAGTTACCGTATTAGGCGGAGGCACTCCTGCTCATAGATTTGTCGTTGGAGATTACATTTCTACTGCTGCAAATAGTGATACTGCATTCACCTCAGATTTCGTATCAGCAGCTAGCGGTGGTAAGAAAATTACTGCTGTCACAGATACAACAATTACAACAGATTATGACTCATCAGCAGCAAGTGCAGACTATGCACTATCAACAGCAGATGTGGAAGCAGGCACAGTCCCTGTTATCCAGAAAGCAGTTAAACTTACTGCAGGTTCTGCCAACGTCATCGTTGAGCAAGTCCAGATTGTCGGAGGATAATCAGGAATGCCCGCAGTCTCGAGAAAACAACAAAGATTCTTCGGGATGGTTCGACAAGCTCAAAAGGAGGGTCAAGCGAAAGCTGCCTCACCTGAGGTTGCCAGAGTTGCTTCCAGCATAAAAAAATCTGATGCAAAAGACTTTGCATCCACTAAACATAAAGGTTTACCTGAGAAAAAGAAAATGAATGAGGAAGGTTACGACCACTACAGAGACAACATCCTTATGAAAGGTGGAGACCATAGGTCAAAGGAGACTAAGAATAGGTCTTATACTCCTAGCAAACCTGTGAAAGGTAAGACTGCTGCACAAAAAGCAGCGAAAGGTAAATCTGCACTTGACATTGTGAAAGCAAACATACGTAAACAGTATGGTAAAGGTGCTATTATGGGTGAAGATGTAAACTGTGCTGACAGAAAAGAAATGGCTGCACAACATAAAGCAGTCCACAATAAAAAGAAAGATGAAACAGGTGGCATGCCTGCAACCGTAACTGCAAAAAACAGGAGAGGACAAATGCAAGGAGTTGATGAAGCAAAAGTTGACCAAGGTCGTAGTGATTATGGTAAAGCATCCATAAGAAACTACAGGAGAAGCGGACCTGGGCATGATGATCCTGGCATGTTTGACCCTGAGGGTAAGAGAGGCAAGACTATCGAGAAACGTAGAGCAGAGCATAAAGCACGTCGTGGTGTGAAAGGTGCTAAAGTGCCTGCATATAAAACAGAAGAGAAAGAGACAGCATTAGATAGAGCAAAGAGAAATATTGGTAGAGACCCAGATAAGAAAACCTGTTGGACAGGTTATAAAGCAAAAGGCACTAAGATGAAGGGTGGTAAATCAGTCCCTAACTGTGTTAAAGAATCTGATATTGCATCTATACTTGCAAGACTAGAGAAGAAACGTATCTCTAAAGGTGGAGACCCAGAAAAATCACCGTTACCTTCTATGAAGAAGTATCACGCTGACAAGAAAAAGAAAGTAGAAGAAGGTGTGATGGGTATGATGAAGAGAGCAGTAGGAGTAAAAGCAAAGAAAACAACTGGTAGAGATGCGGGTGCTATCGCTGCTAAGATAATGAGAGACAAGGAGCAGAAGAAGTATGTTAGTTTCTTACCCGCTAATGAAGCAATAAAGTATGATAGCAAAGGGTCTTCTATGGATTATTTTCTAGGTGCTGACCCAAAGAAAACAAAAGAATATAAAGCATTAAAGAAAAAGAAGACTCAAAAAGAAGGGACTTCTTATGGTCTATACAAAGGGTCAGGCAAACCATCAGGTGCTATGAAGAAATATCTTGATAGGAAAGCAAAGATGCTTACTAAGAAGAGAGATGCACAATCTGATGCTGCAAAAAACAATCCTCATTTTGATAGCACACAACCCTCACCCTCAGGTAGAAATAAGTATGAGCATGTAAGTTTTAAGAACTACTTTACAGAAGGCAATAATACTGCTAGAATGTTACATAAGTCTAAAACTTCTGTCACAGGTAATATATCTGCAGATAGAGGTAGCGACGAAAAAAAGAACCAAGCCTCTAGAAAGGGGCTAGAAAAAGACCTTAAGAAAAAAGGAATTGGTTACAAAAAGGGTGTTGGCAAGTACAAGTATGACAGTGGTGAAACTGGCACAGAAGTATCCTATCAGACCTCAAAACCTGATAAAATGTCAAAGCGTCGTTTTGGAAAAACCATGCGTCGTCTAGGTAGAAAGCACGGACAAGAATCTGTAATCACTAAGGACAAATCAAAACCCGCAAGATTACATGATACCGAAAGCAAGAAACCTGGGAAGTCAGTAAACATAGGTAAATCTAAAGGTGGGTCTAACCCATCTGGTATGGGTCAAACTTCTGGCGATAAAGTCAGGAGTGGTAAACTACCTAACAAATCTAAAAAAGGAGCTTATCATTATGGCTGAGCATAAAACAGATGCTGAAGGTTATGGTGTTTGGTATTGTATGTATTGTGGACTCACTGCCCCACGTGGACATTGGAGACCTCGCACATATATAGAAAAGCATGAAGAGCATTGTCCCTCTAAACCATCATGAAAACTTTCAACCAATTCATTGCTGAAGAAGCATGGCAAAAAAAGGAAGGCAAGAATAAGTCTGGTGGACTCAATGAAAAGGGTCGCAAGTCTTATGAGCGTGCTAACCCAGGTAGCGATTTAAAAGCACCTAGTAAGAAGGTTGGTAATCCACGACGTGCTAGTTTCTGTGCTAGAATGAAAGGTATGAAAAAGAAGTTAACTTCTAAAAAAACTGCTAATGACCCTGATAGCAGGATAAATAAATCTTTGAGGGCTTGGAATTGTTAATCAAACGATTTCTAGAATGGGATAGAGACCTTGCTAAGAAATGGCAAGATAAATTTAATCTATCCGACTACCAAATGCTTTGGTTAGCATTTACTAAAGGTCTTATTATTGGTATGATTATTATAGCATTATAGTTATGTGGCAATTTTTTCAATGGGCATGGAATTTATCATGGGGTGATGGTATCGCCTTAATGATTTGTTTATTCGTATT